TCCCTCTGCACTCAGATGTATAAAGCTGTTCATGTACATTTAATCAGAGCAATTACAATGTATTGCTACATAGTCCTGATCACTGTATACATCTGTCAGCCCTTGGGAAGCTGAAATGGTGCATTAGCATACTAGCTGCCTTCCCCACTAGTATGAATTTGCAGGTCTAAAGGTATCAGCCCCTAGATCTTGTTTGTTCAACCATTAACTATCCTGCGTTGTTAATAGTAGGGGTAGCCAACCCTTTTTTAGGTATGAACGTTTAGCTACGACGTTCGTTCAGGAAATACTCAATGTTAGCACTGATATACATAACATCCCCTTTCTCCACCCCTTTTAAGAATATAAAAAAGAGCCCTGTTACAGGCTCTTAATAAATAGCCACATAATCAGCATATCCTGGTGCTTCAATCTCTGCCTTATGTTTAGCAGACCAATGATTAGTAGAATACACTGAAACATTGCGTACATGCACTCCATTTGGTGCTATACACATAAAGATGAATTCTTGCATAACAATAAGTTTTAAATCTATATAACCCCTTTACCACAAGGTTGGCCACTGTGAGCCCATCCGTTACATAGAATGTGTTAATTAATGCTATATTTATGGCATATAGCCTGTTGATATTGACAAGTGGTGAAAAGGGTGCTAAAAGGGTATATGGGTTACACACCATCTCTCTAACGCATTGATTATTAATCAATTACAACTAGGAAGTTGGTTGTTTTATCCCACCCTGCCAACATTTGGTTGTCTCCCACCCCTATATATGAAAAGAAATGAGCCCCGAAGGGCTCAAGTCTTTATTAGGCAGTCTGCAACTGCGCAAGCAAGCTCTCATCAACCTTAGCAGGATCGAACTCTGTAAGGAAGTAACTAATCTCACGCTCTGCTCTTGCCATTGCTTTCTCCTGATTGATATTAGTGCAACCAGTCAACTGCAATGTTTTACGCTCAACTTGTTGACCATCAACATCAACCATCATCGTACCTTCTGTGAATGTAGCACTGTACAGTGTACCGTCATTCTTCCATTTTGCAAACTCATCTTCTGAGCTCACTGTGAACACAATACCATCGAACTGGTAACGATTGTAAGTCTGACCTTCAAAAGGATGACCTTTTTCTACATTGTAAGGTAATCCAGCTTTTACTGTCTTGATGTTAAGGACATCACGGCCTTTGATTTCTTTTGCCATTTGTTTTGTTTTTGGCGGTTAAATAATGGATTTCGAATGTGGGGGGTACCCCCAACCACTCAAAACCTAGGAGGGGTTGTTGTTGGAAGTACCCTCCCCTCCCATGCATAGGGGGGTTTTTCCAGTTTCACGTGAAACGGGGGGACTGTCAAACTAGAGGTTTACCCTAGGGGGTATTTTGTAAAGGCATGGGTTTACTAAAAAAATTTGGAGGCTATATGAAGGATCTCCTAACTTTGGGGCGGTTGGGTGGGTTAGGAGATTAATACTCCCTACAGATAGATGGTCAATTGGTGCTGTGAATGGTCAACGGAAACATCCATAACTAAGGATATAAGAATGTCCAAGGTGTATCTGGTAGAAAAAAGAGCATAATATAGCAATAGTGTAAAAGATTGTATTTGACTATGTTATAATCTATTCATATCTTTGTATCAACTATATATTATGAAGGTCATATTACAAAAGCTGAAGAAACAGGAAGATAGCGACTATCTGGTAGCAGAGAGATATTATACCATCCTATCAGCTATTAATGATCTGAAGTTGACACAAAGGGAGATACAGCTTATAGCCTTTGCAGCCATAAAGGGGAATATAAGCTATGCCAATATTAGGCAGGAGTTTTGTGATAAGTATGGCACTACCAATCCTTCTATAAATAACATCATTTCTAGGCTGAAGAAGATGGGAGTGCTGGTGAAGGATGGAGGGAAGGTGAAGGTGAATCCCAGGATATTATTAAACTTTGAAAATGACGTCACCCTTGAAGTCAGACTTGTTCATGGATAAACCTACATCAATGTCTGTCAAGGACTTCCTGATTAGGAGGTTGGCTGTCAAGATGATGATAAGTGAGAAGACTATTGAAGCGGTGGTGAATCACCAGTTTCAAGAAGCCATTCAGGCGACAGGAAAACATAAGAGCCTGGAAATCAGTGGGTTTGGAAAGTTCTTTTTTAATGAGGGGAGGGCAAAGAGGCAGATGGCCAAGTATGAGGACATCAAAGCAGCCTACGAAAAGAAGCTCAAAGACGAGACACTAACGGACCAACGAAAGAGGTCGCTAGAGATGAAGCTTGAGTCAGTGAAGGATAGCATAAGAGATTTAAAACCAAAATTCAATGATGTTTTCCCAGATTTACGAGGGATGGAGGAACAACCTTCTTCCCCCAGAGAAACTAAAGACAGCGATAAACGAGACGAGTAGGGAAAGGATAAACATCTGCAAGGGATGTGAATACCACTCTGCTAATAGAAAGAACTATAAAACCATCCGTCTTGATGCTCATTGTACCCATTGTGGGTGCACCCTGTCTGCTAAAACCAAATGTTTGTCATGTGCTTGTCCATTAGAGAAGTGGCTGGCAGTGGTTACACCAGAACAAGAAGAGCAAATCAAGAAAGATGGAAAATAAAGAAATTGCACTTAGAAAGATTCCTCTTAAGGTACTCATAGAAATCCTTCAGGATGTATGGGACCAAGGAGCTGATTATGTGGATATTATAGGTGTACCTGATGCTATTCAGGATAACATCTGTATTGCGGTGAAAGAGGAATATATGACTGATTCTCAGGATGAAGAGAATCCCTCTCCTGAGAATAAGGAGATAACAGACGAAGACTTAAACCAATTAATATGAACCCTGTAGTAGAAGCATGGATTGTTATTGAAAAACTGGGAGCACTGGTGGCTACACCAGGCATCTCTGAAGATGTTAAAACCCTGGCTAATGAACAGATTGCTAAGCTTATAAAGGATGTAATTACTCCTGGACTAAGCAAGCTCTCTGCAAGTTCAGCTGGAATTATAGCCTAAATTGTAGACATGGGAAGACCCAATGACTATCATCGAGTGATTGCACTTCTTCAGCAATTACATATCAGCTATCCTGAATATAATATGGGTAGACACATAGCCACAGCGCTAGATGGATATGGAGATGTGTGGGGACTCACTGATAGAGAAATACTGTTTGCTCTTGAGAAGTATAAGGCCGAGCTTGATATGGACGTGCCTCATACAGATGAGAGCGAACTCGACCAGATTATAAAGGATGGTATGAATCTGGAGAATATACTAAAAGAAGAAGATGGCGAAGACTATTAAAAAAACTACATACATTAATGCTGAGCTAGACTGGGCTGAACAACAGCTTCAAAGCTGGAAAGCTTATGTGGATGCCAATCCTCTTCATGAGTTAAAGGACAGGATTGAATGGAAACCTACAGCCAAGGGTGGTATGCTACCCATGGTGATTGCCTCTATCGAAGCACAGGGTAAGTTCATCCAAGAAACCATGAAGAACTACTTGGCTCTTCTAGAGGTGGTAGAAAAACTACGTGAGAAAGAAGAAGCTAAAGTGGAGGTTAGAGGTAGTGGAGAATTAAGCTCCATGGCTGAAGACTTCCTTAAGAGCAGAAGATGAGTGAGCTTAAAAGCATAGACTACAAAGACTGGTTAATTAACCAGGGGCGTCTGCCTGACCGTGAGTCTGCAGAGTATAAGCCATTCTTTGACTTCCATAGGGAGCTATGTTTAAATGGTGCTATGATGAATGGGGTGTATATTAACCCATTTCTCTATTGGCACCTAAATGTGTGGCACACAGAGGTGGATGTTATAGATGAAAGAGGGAGAATCTCCCAGAAATATGCCAATCCCCTGTTACGTGATAACGAATGGTTAGTGACAAGTGAGATAGACAGGGCACAACAAGAAAAAAAGGGCTTGGTAATACTAGGTATACGACGTTTTGCCAAGTCTGTTTTAGAGGCTTCTTACATAGGGTGGGGCGCTACATTTGATGAAAACTCCCAGAATGTGATCGCTGGGTTAAATGCCCCCGATATAAAGCTGATCACAGATAAGCTGGACAAGGGCCTCAACTTTTTGCCTGAAGCATGGAGATGGCAGAGAGTGGAGGACAACTGGAAAAACCAAGTCACCCTAGGTATTAAGACTAAATCAGGAGAACGTATACCCTTCTCCCAGATCCTCATCCGTAACTTGGATGAAGGTAATAACGAAGAAGCTATTGCAGGTACTAAACCACGTAAACTAATTATTGATGAGATTGGTAAGGGAAATTTCCTTCGAGGCTTCCAAGCTGCTGTACCAGGTTTCACCACACCATATGGATGGGGCTGCTCTCCTATTCTCACTGGTACTGGTGGTGATATGAAGAGATTCATGGATGCAAAGAGCTTAATGTTTGATGCAGACAACTTTAACTTCCTAACTTATAGCAATGAGAAAGACGAAAGACGTGTTCATGGCTTATTTATTTCGTATAAATATCGAATGGAAGCTAAGGAAGAAAGTACGTTGGGCGAGTTTTTGGAACAGCCTAAAGGAAGCGATCTTCACAACATTAAGATGTTGGTGAGCAATGAAGATAAAGCAAAAGAGATAACAGAAGGTAATCTAGAACGTCTTAAGAAGGCAGGTGATAGAGTGGCCTATCTAAAAGAGAAGATGTACTATCCATTAGAAGTGGATGACATCTTTCTAAATGAGGATACAAACATATTTGATATAGAAGCAGCTAAACGTCAAAAGGGTAGACTGCTTAACCAGGGGCGTACAGGCACTCCTGTTATTCTGTTTCATGACGGTGAGAAAATCTCTCATGAGTTTACAGACAAACAACCCATCACTAACTTCCCTCTGAAGAATAGTGATCTAAAGGATGCTCCTGTTGTTATATACGAGTTTCCTGTGGAGAATCCTCCATATGGACTCTATGTTGCAGGAGTTGACCCTTATAGACAAGGACAAGCTGCTTATTCGACCTCTCTGGGGTCTGTTTATATTTATAAGAGAATGCACGACATAACTGGTGAGAAATACCAAGATATGTTCGTAGCTTCGTATTGTGCAAGACCTGATAAGAAGGAAACCTGGGAAGAACAGGCTAGATTTCTCATCAAGTATTACAATGCAAGAACGCTCTGTGAAAATGATGATATCTCCTTTATAGAATATATGAAAGCTAAAGGAGATGCACACTACCTTGAGAAACAGCCTGATTGGTTAAAAGAGGTGGTGCCTGGAACTACGGTGAAACGTGAGTATGGTGTGCACAGAAGTTCTGAGAAGATAAGAGACTATCTACATAACTGTCTGAAGAAGTATATGGAGGAAGTGGTGTACACAGAGAAGGATGAAGATGGTAATGTAATAAAAGAGGTGATAGGAGTATCAAAGATATTTGATCCTGTTCTATTGGAAGAGATAATTCAGTATAACGATCAGGGTAACTTTGACCGTATTATTGCTGCAGAACTTGCTATTGCTCAGGCTCTTAAGATGGACCCTGTGCTTGGTAAGGTGGGAGGATCTTCTGATCCTAGAGTGAATGCGATATTCAAACCTAACCCAAAGAATGTTCTGTTTACAGAATCTCGTGGGTTATTTAATAAAAGGAAAAAAAGTAAACTTTTTACATAATGGCTATCATTAGATATACCAAAGATGCTACGATTAGATATGCCTATCTAAACATATTCCCTGATCAGTTCAAAACTGACAAGGAAAAGCAAGATGAGAGTTGGATAAAGAACACTATGGACTACTTTGCAAACAAGGCATATGCTGAGTATGTAAAGAACCGTGACACCTTTGTCAAGAACTATGACCTGATGAAAGGTATTCTTCGCATGGAAGACTTCTATCAAGAACCTCAGGTAAGAAGTTTTACAGATGTATTAACAGCTGATTTACAGCTTCCTGCATATGTAAAGATGTATTCCATTATCACCACTCCTGTTAACGAACTAGTTGGTGAGATAACAAAGCGTCCTGATACATTTAGAGTGAAGGCATTTGATGATGATAGTAAAGCAGAAGAGCTAGAATTTAAAACTGGTATTCTTCAGGAATATGTCATCTCTCAAGCTCGACAAAAGATTTTACAGCAAGCTGCTCTAAATGGACAAGAGATAGATGAAGAAGAGTTGAACCAGATGACTATGGAAGATGTGAAAGATGTCTTAGACAGCTACACATCTGTTGCTGAGAAATGGGCTAACCATGTTCTCACTTGTCAGAAGGCTGAGTTTAACTTAAAAGAGAAGTCAGAAGATGCCTTCCGTGATATGTTGATATCTGGAAGGGAGTTCTATCACATATATGAAGATAACTCTAAGCTTGGGTTTAACATTGAGGTGGCTAACCCCAAGAATACATGGTTCCTTACAACTCCTGACAGAAAGTGGATAAGTGATCCTACAGGTAGAGCACAAGGAGCTTATGCTGCTGGTACTGTGCAAGTGATGGAGCTTTCTGAAATCATTGAGAGTATTCCTGATCTTACAAAAGAAGAGATTGACCATCTAAGAAGTTCTCTCCAAGACTATGGACTAATTAATGTCCGTGAATCAAATTTAGGTAATCCTGATGCAATACCTGGTATTGACTCAGTGATGTATGATACATTTGATCCACTGGTTCTTCAGACCCGTATGATTATCGAGAGTGAAATGAAGGAGAACAATGATGGTCTTAAAGACTTCTTAGGACTTACATCTAATGTATCCTCCTTTGGATACAAGTATGTAGTGGTGAGAAGTTATTGGATTAGTAAAAAGAAGATTGGTAAACTCATCTATCTAGATGAGCTTGGAAACGAGCAATCTGTTCTAGTTGATGAAAATTATAAGTCTGGTACTATTCCTACACAACAGTCTTTAGAATGGGGATGGATTAACCAGTGGTACCAAGGAACTAAGATTGGTCCAGACATTTATCACATCAAACCATTCAAGCTTCTAAATTATTGTCCCATCATTGGTACCACCTTTGAGGTGAAGAATACAGAGGCTAAGAGTCTGGTAGATTTGATGAAGCCTTTCCAAGTGTTATATAATGTATGTATGAATCAGCTTTACAAGCTTCTTGAAAAGGAAGTGGGTAAGGTGTATTTAACATCCATTCGTCACATTCCTGTTCCAAAGGATGGTGATGCTCAAGATGCATTAGATGTATGGGAATTAGAAGCTCGTAATCGTGGTGTGGTATTTATTGATGATAGCCCTGAGAACCTGAAGAGTCCTTCAAGCTTTAACCAGTTTAGAGATATTGACCTTACACGTACTCAGGAGATTCAGTCTCGTTATACACTTGCTCAACAGCTTAAGAATGAATGTTGGGAACTAGTAGGTATGAGTAGACAGCGTATGGGATCTGTATCAGCTAGTGAATCTGCTACAGGTGTAAACACTGCTGTTCAACAATCTTATTCTCAAACAGAACCTTTGTTCGTAGCACACGAATATGTTATGGGTCAGCTCTACCAAGCTATTATTGATGCTGCTTTGTACGTAGAGTCTAAGAAACCTCAGTCTACACTCTCTTATATCACTAATGAAGGAGAGTCTGCTTTTGTTACAGTGAATGGGTCTGATCTTAAGTTCCGTGATTTGAAAGTGTTCTTGACCAATCGTCCTGAGGATACACAAATGTTCAATGAACTTCGTCAGCTTTCTCAGGCTGTTATACAGAATGGCGGTTCTCTATATGATGTGATTGAGCTTTATAGCACTAAATCTATGAGAGCTATGAAGAAGGTGTTTAAAGGGTTGCGTGATAAACAAGATGGTATCCAGCAACAACAAATGCAACAGCAACAGCAACAGATTGAGCAACAAAGAGAAATTGCAGCTGCTCAAATGGAACAAGCCATGGCTATGAAAGAGCAAGACATAGCAAATGAGAACTATCAGAATGAGCTTGATCGTATAAATAAGAAAGAAATTGCTCTAATTGCTGCTGAATCTAAAGCAGGTCCTTTGAGTGATATTGATGCTAGTGGTACTCCTGACGTATTGGAAATCAGTAAGTTAGCCGCAGAACAATCTAAAGCTGGCAAAGAGTTTGAAGCAAAGATGGCTGACATTAACAGCAAGAACAAACTTGCTGCTGAGAAGCTAGCTGTTGAAAGAGAAAAGCTTCAGGTGGCTAGAGAGAATCAGGCAAATGATTTAGCAATAGCAAAAGAAAATGCAAAGGGTAGGGCTAAACAACCTAAACCTAAGAAATAATGTTTGATAGGCTCATAGACCTAATTGTAAACTGGTTTGAACAACTGCTCCCATTCTTCATTGTGAGGGATTATGAGGAAGCAGTTGTTCTAAGGTTTGGTAAGTTCCACAGAGTTGCTAAACCTGGTTTTCACTGGCGCATTCCATTTGTGGATGATCCAATGGAACAGCACGTAGTGGTCACTACATTGAGCCTTCCCCCACAGAGCTTGTATACAAAAGATAAGCAGAACATTGTGGTGAAAGGAGTGATTAAGTATAGAATAGCTGACATCCAAACCTTCATTCTAGAGGTATATGATGCTCAGGATGCTATATCAGATATGACTCAGTCAATCATCAAGAACATCATTATGGATAAAACCCTTGATGAGTGTATTGATCCTGAGATTGACAACACCCTCACGAAGAAAGCTAGAGTGGAAGCTAAGAAGTGGGGAGTTGAAATACAACAAGTCACCCTTACTGACTTAGCCCCAATCAGGAGTTACAGGCTCATAAATGATACGGTGATAAACAAACTTGATTAGAGTAAATTACATTAATGCTATATTATACGTGAAAAACCTTAATATAGATACATAACTCTTTGTCATTCAATAATATCTATCTATTTTTACGTCTTATAAACCAATTTAAAACAACTACATATGGCTGAGAACGTTGATATGCAATCGTTTAATTTCAGTATTCAGGACACCATGGAAATGGGTCTTGGTAACACTGAACTCCTAAATGATCTGGTAGCACCTGAAACTGCTAGTGGAAATCCTGATGATCTGAAAGAGATCATTAAAGATGTAGAGCCCCCTAAACCTGCTGAAGCAGCACCTGCCCCAAAAGGCAAAGAGATAGCTGCTCCTAAAGATGATGCAGATGCTCAAGACACCTTGAAGAATTTCCTACTAGATGCTACTGATGGTGATGAGGAGAACGATGAAGATGCTGATAATCAAGAAGTTACCACTCCAAAGAAAACTGCTAAAGCTGCTCCTGCAAAGGAAGAAGCTGCAGCTGAAGAAGATGGAGAAGAGGGTGGAACTGAAGACACTACACAGTTTGGAGCTCTTGCAAAAGACCTTTTGAAACTGGGTGTGTTCTCTAAAGATGAGGATGAGGAAGATGTAAACATTTCCACTCCTGAAGAGTTCCTAGAGCGTTTCCAAAATGAGAAGCGTAAAGGAGCTGTAGAGATGGTAAATAGCTTCATTGGTCAATTTGGCGAAGATTATCAACAAGCGTTCGATGCTATATTCGTAAAGGGAGTAGATCCCAAAGAATACTTTGGAGCTTATAATAATGTAGTGAGCTTCTCTGAAATGGATCTGTCACAAGAAGCTAACCAAGTGACAGTAATTAAGCAAGCACTTGCTGACCAAGGTTTTGAGGCTGAAGACATTGATACAGAAGTTGAAAGACTCAAGAACTACGGTGATTTAGAGAACGTCGCTACAAAGCACCACAAAGTGCTTGTTAAGAAGGAAGCCCAGAAGCTCGCTCAAATGGAACAAAGAGCTGAACAGGAACTCCAGCAAAAACAAGCAATCAAAAACCAATACATCCAGAATGTTCAGCAAGTCCTACAGGATAAGCTGAAAACTAAGGAGTTTGATGGAATCCCCATCAATCCCAAGTTGGCCACAGAACTACAAGACTTCCTACTGGTAGATAAGTACAAAACCCAGTCTGGTGAAACCCTGACTGATTTTGACAAGACCATCTTGGAATTGAAGAGACCTGAGAACCATGCAACAAAAGTGAAGGTTGCTCTCCTCCTAAAGATCCTAGAAAAAGATCCCACTCTATCTACCATCCAAAAGACAGGCGTTTCAAAGAAATCAAACGAGCTGTTTGGGGAAGTAGCTAGACAGGTGACACGAACTAAGTCACCAAGTAGCTCTCAGCCTTCTAAGCAAAATTCATGGTTCTTATAAATTTTCATTAAATAAAAGGATAACAAAATGGCAATTCAAACAATCCCAGGTCTAACTGGCTTCACGTATGCTCGTGTCGCATCAATGGACAAGCGTGCTGTAGGTAAGCTAACTGACGCTAACCACCTGGAGAGCTTTCACTCAACTGAGCCTGCTGATTACGACAAGAAAATCATCAGTCTCTATACACAGAGCTCTCTGTACAGCAATGACTTCCTAGACATGATCAACAAAAGCACGCCTTATTACATTGATAATAATAGCGATGCTTGGAAATGGCAAGTAGCTGTTCCCTACAAATTCCCCAAAATCATTGATGTTCCAGCTACAACTCTTGAGTTGAGCAAGCCTGGTATCGATGGTCAAGAGTTCCAATTGGTAATTGACACAAACGAGTTCTCTAAGAACGCAATCGTTTCTGTTGGTAGCCGCCAATATGGTCCTCGTTTTTACGTTATTAAGGATCCAGTTCCTTGGAACATGGGCTTCCTTTATAGCTTCACTTTGGTTACAGACAATCCAACTGTAGACTTCGTTAGCTCTACTTTCTTACAAGTAGGTATCGAGCTTGAGTTAGTTGATGCAGCAATTGGTGAGTTCGACCAAGATTTATTAGGTCTTCCTCGTTTGGGTGAGCAAATCACTATGTTTGAATCTTTAGGTTCTGCATATGGTTTTGAGCACAAAATCACTGAGTGGGCTGATGACAAAATGATGCGTGATAGCAAGGGTCAACCTTTGGATATCCTTGTATATGCACCTCAGCGTCGTAACCAACTTCCTTTAACTCGTAACGATGTTAAATGGGAGCCATTTATTGAGTTCTGGATGCGTAAGTCTATGCTTGAGTTAAAAGTTAAGCGTATGATTTGGTCTCGTCCTGGTACTGTTAAGACTAACGGTAGCAAGCAAGAACTTAAGCGTACATCTGCTGGTGTTTATCATCGTATGCGTAACAACGGTAACCTCGTTCAGTACAACCGTGGAGAATTCACTGCTAACCTGATCCGTTCAGTGTTTGGTGACTTGTTCTATCGTCGTGTGGATGTTAAAGACCGTCGTGTTAAAATGTACACTAACGAAGCAGGTTTTGACGTATTCCAACAAGCTTTGAAGAATGACGCTTTGAACAGTGGTCTTACCTTCATGGCTGATAGCGGAAACCGTTACATGCAAGGAGAAGGACAACACATCACTTACAACTTTGCATTCGATGCAATGGTTACACGTGAGACTGGTCGTGTTGAACTGATTCACCTGAAGGAATTGGATCTGCCTCAAACTAACCTGGAATTTGGACAGAACAAGAAGTCAACTCCTGTATTCATGGTGTTCGACGTATCTCCAATGTCTGATGGTTCTTTGGTTAACAACATTCGTGAAGTTCGTATGAAGGGTGCTCCTTCTATGACTTGGGGTTATATCGATGGAACTCGCCACCACTTAGGCTTTGCTAAGTCTCAGGGTATGAGCTCTGCGAACAAATTCCCAGGATACGAAATCTGGATGAAGGATCGTTGTGATGTATTCATTGAAGATTTGTCTCGTACAGTCTTGATTGAGGAAATCCCACAATTCTAAGAACATACAACCCCCCTGCAGTCTCAGTATTGCAGGCCTGCTTCTACTGGAAGCACACATATACCGAGGAGAGAACGCCCCCCACTTTCAGGGTGGGGGAGCTCTTCTCAAGTTACAGAGTGTTGGGTTAGGGTATCTCCTAATCGCTCTCCCTTCGGTGGGAACCACTCTGCAAAACAAACCAAATAAATAAACTACATATGGGTAAGTTAGGTAAAATCTCAACGATTAAGAAGGAGTATAATAACTCACAACTTCAGACAATGCAAGGTGGTCTTGCACTCAAAGGTCTAACGCGTATTCCTGGAACAGGGGTGTTCAAATATCCCTATAAGGAACTGGATGGTAAGTATAGAACAGGAATTGATCCTGATGCTGCTTATATCCGTAGAATTCAAGATCCTCTAGAAAGAAGCATGGAGATTGAGCGTGTTACAAATCTTAGAGACAAATTGCAAGCTGCTCTTGGTGATGTTGATTTAGGTCCTCGTTCTAATTTCTGGAACTATGGATTGTCCACATCTACAAGTGATTCATTACATGTTCAGCCTGTTAAATTGCTAGATGGTGATAACTTTTTTGATCTTACAATTCCTTTTCAGGAATTAGCTTTCTCTTGGTTGCGTGTTCACCCTACGATTGCAAGCTCATATCAAGCTTGGGAACGTGGTGAATATCCTGCTGAAACTCAGTTCTACGTAGCTGATGATGAAATAGAGAATGCTGTATTGTTCAAAAAGAAACAACTTATCAATAAAGCTATTGTTAAGTTTGACAGCATGACTCCTGAAAGAAAGAGAAAAGTAGCACGTCTGTTGGGATTACCTGTAACTGATGATACTAAAGAGGAAGCAGTTTACAATCTTGTAGACAATGTCCTCAAGCAAACCGAGTTTAAAAACGGTAAGTATCAAGGGTTAAATCCTGTTGAAGTGTTCACACGCTTCGCAGATATGAAGGATAACTTACTCCATATCAAAGACTTAGTGAAACAAGCAATCACTCATTCTGTATATAGAGCTAAACCTAATGGTAAAATTTACGAGGGTGAGTTTGAAATAGCTAAGGACGAAGATGATTTGATTAAACAACTTGCTGATGATGATAATCAGGATTTGCTCCTGACACTCGAAGGAAAGTTGAAAACTAAGAAATTAGCTGCAGTATGATACCAGTAGACAGTTTATTATATAAGATTGATCAAAAACTAAATAAACTGTCAACTAACGTTCACCAGCAGATAAACTTAGAAGATAAGATTTTGGCCTTAAATGAGGCTCAAATTAAGCTGATAAAACAAAAGGTTGATGGTTTTAGTGTAATAAGTGGAATGGGACTAGACGCTTTCAAAAAGCGTTATGAGGACCTCCAGAGCTTAGTGATCACTTACAATCACCAACCTCTTAAGCTCACCCTTAAGAACGAGGAGCTAAATCAATGGTTTGCTAACCTACACCTGCTTGTTCCAAAGTACATGTTCTATATTGATAGTTATGTGCTGGCTGATAAGGGAGTGTGTAAGGATAGAAAGATCTGGATAAACAGAGACTTGGCTAAACATGGTGACCTTCAGTTCATTCTGAACAACACCCATTACAAACCAAGCTTTGAATACCAAGAGACTTTCAACTTCCTTTCGACAGATGAAATAAGCATCTTCACTGATGGCACGTTCACACCAAAAGATATCTATATGTCATACATGAGATATCCTGTTTACATAGACAAGACTGGATATGTAAGATTTGATGGAACAGACTCAGTGGACCAAGATTGCGAACTTGAACTCTATCTGGAGGATGAATTAGTAGACTTAACAGTACAAAACCTGGCAATGTACACTGAGAACCAGTCCGCTGCTCAAAGTGCACAATTCAGGATACAGACTAACGAATAATTTTTCAATCACCTAAAATAAAACAAAATGGCTGATTTTTCATTAACTACGCTGTTCGTAGTACCAGTAGGGCAATCTGCGCTCCCTAGCTCTGGATCTACGCAAAATTTAACAGCAGGTCAGGTGGGTATATTCCGCAATGACTACACTCTTGCAACAGCTGCTAACATCGCTGCTGCTCCCTATTTTTATGTTGCGCAGGGCCGTACTAACACTTATCTGCAAGGCTCTAAGCGTTCTGATAAGATTAAAGGTTGTCCTTCTGGTGCTGGTTGTAACAGCAACGTAACTGAGTGGTATAAAGTGGACGGATGTCCTACTCCTCTTACTCAGATTACAGATGTTGTTAACTGGAACGCACAGTGTGGTGATGTTATCACCGTTACTCTTCGTGCTCACTCTAGCTACTTAGACACTTTGTACTTCAACGGTTTCACTCGTTCAGTAACTGTAAATGCACCTTGTTGCGATTGCGGTGGTGATCCTTGTACTAACGTTGATGTACCTGCTTTGATTGATGATGTTATCTATCATTTCAATCTTCAGGCTCCTGGAAACAACCCTGACAACATCACTTTCTCTGACTTCTATCAGTTCCAGAGAATTGGTAACGACCAAAACGCTTTCTTGCGTATCACTGGTAAGCCTCTTACCAAATATGGTCAGCCTTGTGATGTAGCAGCATTTCCTTACGAGTATGACCGTATGTGGTTCCGTACATTCGTATTTAGTGGACCTGCAACAACTGCTGACTTCATCGTAGCAGATCCTTGTAACACTGTAGCTGATCCTATTGTAGTACAGCGTTCTTCTTACGCTAGTGGTACTTCTGCAGAGATCGCACAATTAGAGAAGAACTTCTACAGCTACCAAGCTGGTTACTTGAAGCATCTCTACAGAATGAATGGTTATAACGAGAACTTTGAGAGCTGGGTGAGTGATGGTACAACCTACAGCACCTACTACATCAAGTTCAACGAGTATAACAAGTCTGAATACAGCTGGGGTGACTATATCAAAGAAGACAGCACTGTAATTATTGCTGTTGAAAAGGATAGCGCTATGGAAACAGCTATTGAAGCAGTTCTTGTAGCTGGTCTTGGTGCAGTAAGTAGCATAAATGGTGTGTGTGTAACAACTACATCTACTACAACCACTGTATGGCCTTCTACTACTACTACATCAACCCTGATTCCGTAATAGTAGGTAAGTAACCTAGATTATATTAACCTAAGCCAGAGGTGAGAGGATACAAACTCAGATCCTCTGGCTTATTTATTTAAAACAACATGGCAGATTTAAAATTAGATATACTAGTAATCCCTACGTACAACACAACCACGCTTGGGGTTGCTGATGCTTCTGTCTATCCAACTAATCCTCCTGTTGTTTCTGGTGCTACAATTGAAATCACTGTTCCTGGATTTGGTACATTTATCAAACCTTTCAGTGTTAATGACTTCAATATATTCACCACTTCAAACTTAGGAATATCCCCCGTAGGTATAGATCAACCTCTACCTGATGGGGTTTATCGTTTAAGATACTCTGTAGCTCCTGCATATCAGAACTTTGTAGAGAAGTCAATTATGCGTGTAGAACAGTTGCAAGAAAAGTTTGATGGTGCATTTATGAAGCTTGATATGATGGAATGTGATAGAGCTATTAAGACACAAGCAAAGGTGGACTTAAACTCTATTTACTTCTTTATACAAGGAGCTATTGCTGCCGCTAATAACTGTGCTGATGTTGAGGCAATTAAGTTATATAACCAGGCAGATATGATGCTAAACAATTTCATTAAAAACAATTGTGGTTGTTCTGGAACCAACTATGTCATAAACTTCTACTAATATGGCTATGTGTAAAAAATGTGGAGCTAAGGTTGGATGTGGATGTCAATTAATTAATGGTCTTTGTGCTGCATGCAACGCTGCTGCAAAACAAGGAAGAAAATTTATAGGAAATGTTATCACCCAGGCTTACAAATTGTCCAGAGTGCGCTAGTATTCCTGCTCTACTTGCTGATATAGATTGCAAGCTGAACGAGCTTGGAAACAATTTGTATAACAATATCTCGTTTATGTTGAATCAGCCTGTCCCTGGAGGGGTGATGCTGGACCTCATAAACTACAAAAGAATACTTACTTATAAGTATTGTAACCCGAATTATGCTGCTCCTTTCACGGTAAACATGATTGCTAGCAGAGTTAAACTTTTAAAATATAAATAGATGTCTTGCTCAAATTGCTATAATGGTTGTGCAGAAACTGTATCTGATCAGTGTGTAAGATATACTGGTATAGATGTTCCTGTTTTAGGTATTAAAACAGGAGACTCTCTTTCGTATGTTGAACAAGCACTCATCGAGTTTCTCACCTCTACTCTCAACGGGACTGGTATAAAATTAGATATCAATCCTCAAATCATCTGTGAGATTGTAAACAAGAACTTGGTGTCTTGTGAAGATCTTACACTCCCTAATGTTATTAGTGCATTGATTAAAGCTGTATGCGAAATCGATGTAAGACTTACTGCTCTGGAGGAAGACTTTGCTGCTTTAGAAGGACCTTACACTGTAGGTTGTCTTACAGGTGTAACTTCTACTTCTGGAACACATGCCATCCTTCAGGCAACAATCACTAAGCTTTGTGCTCTAGAGGCTGAGCTGGATGCTTTCATTCTAGATGTAGAGACTAACTATGTAAAGAAGTCAGAACTCTGTGCCCTTGTAGCAGCTTGTACACCAGCTCCTGGTGCTGTACAATATAAAGACAGAATGGTTCCTTACACAGTAGTTGAATACTACGGATCTCTAGCTAACTTTGACACTACAGGTGCTGGTCTTGCAGCTAATGGATTTGATAAAATCTACCTGTGTAATGGAAACAATAGCACTCCTGACAAGCGTGGAAGATTTGCTGTAGGTGCTATTCAGGGTGTTCCTGGAGGTGCTCTTAGTCCTGTGGTTGATCCTTTTGTAAGCCCTGCGAATCCTAACTATGCTATTAACACTCTTGCTGGTGAGAATGCTGTAACTCTTACAACATTACAAATTCCTGCACATACACACACTGCAAATACCACTTTTGTAGATCCTGGACATTATCACTTTATTGCTAATCCTGGAGATACAAGTGTATCATTAGACTCAACTCATAGTGCTGCTGTTGGACATTCTACAGGTGGAAACCTTGGATATGAACTTGTGAATACAACAGGAACAACAGCTACTGTTGGTCGTACAAGTGTTGATACCACAGGAATATTTGTAGGTGTAAACAATGACTCTACAGGAGGTGGACAATCTCACAACAATATCCCTCCAGTTCGTGCTTGCTACTACATTATGTACATCCCTTAATAGTTAAACTCCTTATATAAAATGATATATCTTCCAGCTAATCCTTGCTGCACACCAGTACCAGTTGTTACATCTTGTGGATGTGGTGACCCTTGTTCAGCAACACCCTACCCAACCAATGGTATTGCATATAGTGGGCCCAATCTTCCTTGTACAGGAATTGTTACAGGTGACACAGCTACAGTTGCTTTTGAGAAAGTGGATAATGAAGTTTGCACTCTGAAAACTCAGATTGCAAATCTTCAGACTTTGGTGAACAGTTTGACAACTACCACTACTAGCACTAGCACTAGCTCAACCACCACAACTACCACTACAATACTCTGCCCTTCTTGTAAGTTCTACTCAGTAGAAAATTCTACAGTTTCTGAGGTGGAAGTTGTATATTATCAGTGTGGAGGAATTCTTGCAAGTGCTAACGTTGTTGGACCAACCACCATCTATATTTGTGCTTGCGAAGACTCTGTAGTAGTGCCCCCAGTTCCAGGTGTAACACTTACTAATC